CAATGACACTTATGGAAGAATCCGTATGTATCAGGCCTTACAGCTCAAACAGCCTGAGGGAGTACATATTCCCGGTGAGAGAACTGTTTATCGTGTCATGGCAGAAATTGGTCTTAATCATAAACCAAAACGTAAGCCGAATGGTATTACCAAAGCTGATAGAGAAGCCAGTAAATCCGACGATTTAATCAAGCGTGACTTCGCTGCTGAAAAGCCTCTTGAAAAGTGCATGACCGATATGACTGAAATAAAGGCTTCTGACGGGAAGCTCTATGTTTCAGCTATCTTTGACTGCTATGATTTAGCAGTATTGGGACTTGCTATGGATACAAATATGAGAGCTACCCTATGCGAACAAACTTTAGAGAATGCTTGCAAAGCTTACCCGATGCTCCGTGGAGCTATTCTTCACAGTGACAGGGGAACCCAGTATACCAGTGAGCTATATCGTAAAGCTATCAACAGATATGGCATTGTTCAAAGCATGAACAGTGCCGGTGGCAGATGCCATGATAATGCCAGATGCGAAAGCATGTGGGCACGCTTCAAAGAGGAATTACTTTATGGTCGTTACGATCCTACCTCAATGACCGTAGAGCAGTTAAAGACGCTCATCTGGAGATACTTCATCAGCTACTGGAATAATCGGAGGATCTGCTCTGCTAATGGTGGACTACCTCCAATGGTTAAGCGACAACAATACTATGCTTCGCTACAGGAGGCAGCATAAGGTCGAACATTCTTGAGAAAAAAGTGTAAACCAATATTGACAATATCATGTCGATTGGTTCGGTGGCGAAGAAAAATTTAAGAGACAAAAAGAAATTGATAAAATGAAAAGCAATTATGCAAAAGAACACAATATTGAATTGATGGAAATTTGGTATTGGGATTTTGATAATATAGAACAAATTTTAGAAAGTCGGCTGTTAAAACGGTCGGCTTAATTTATTGGAATAAAGGAGGTGTCGGTATTGGCACAAGAAAAATCAAATAGACGCATTGCTACTACTGCACCGTCTAAAAATACAGAATTTCAAAAAGTAAAATATTCAAAAGAAGATGAACCAAACTTTTACAAATGCCCATGTTGTGCAACATCATATAAATCATTAGATGGAAATTTCCCAGCTTCTCAAAGTGAAATGTATGCAGGTTGGAGTTATCATCTTCCAATTTGTCGAAAGTGTTTGGATAAAACATACGAACATTATGTGGAAGCATATGGTAACGACGAGGATATGGCAATTAGGCGTATATGTGAAAAGTTTGACATCTACTACTCTACCAGTCTATTAAATGCGAGTAGAAAAATTACAAAAGACCGTTCTCGTATTCACACATATATTTCCAAAGCAAATTTGGTTCAATATAAAGGGAAGACATATGATACAACTCTCGATGAAGAACGTAAGGAAGGTGTTATTGAAACTCTTGAAGATGTAAAGGATTCGAAGAAGGCAAAATTAAAAACTGTAAAATTCTTTGGTACTGGTTTTGAAGACGATGATTATGTTTTTTTAGAGGATGAATATTTAGATTGGACAACAAGACATGAATGTAATACAAAGGCGCAAGAAGAAGTATTTAAACAGATTTGTTATGCTCAGTTAGATATATTAAAGGCAAAACGTGCAGGACTTCCAACAAAGGATTTAACTAAAACATTGCAGGATTTATTGGCAACAGCCAATCTTCAACCAAAGCAAACAAAAGATAATACATTAGCAGAACAAAATACATTTGGAACTTTAATTAGAAAATGGGAAAATGAACGCCCTATTCCTGAACCAGATGAAGAATGGAAAGATGTAGATGGTATAGTTAAATACATAACTGTTTATTTCTTGGGGCATCTTTGTAAAATGATGGGAATCAAAAATTCATATTCAAGAATGTATGAAGTAGAAATGGCAAAATATAAGGTTGAAAAACCAGAATATGAAGATGATGATGAAGCTCTGTTTGATGCTGTATTTGGTGGTGAATTAGATGATTCAGACCAGTAAGAAAACAGAGAAAGAAGTTGCAAATGACAAGTCTGCTAAAATAATGAATGGTGTTGCTACTTGGTGTAGTTTTTATAGAGCTAACCCACACAGGTTTGCAAAAGATTATCTTGGAATATCATTAAAATTATTTCAGGTAATTCTATTGTATATGATGAATGTTAGTAACTATTTTATGTATTTAGCTGCTCGTGGACAAGGTAAAACTTGGTTGACGGCTCTATTTTGTACCATTCGTTGTATTCTCTATCCTGGCACTAAAATATGTGTTGCATCAAAAAACCGAAATCAGGCAAATGAAGTCCTAGAAAAAATAACAACTGATTTTATGGATAAGTCTGACAACTTGAAATTAGAAATTGAAGATTATTCTGTCGGACAAAACAAGGCATATATACTCTTTAAAAATGGTTCTTGGATAAAAGTTGTGACTGCTTCAGACTCAGGAAGATCTGCTAGGGCAAATATTTTGATAACTGATGAGTTTAGAATGGTAGATTTAAATGTAATCAATACTGTTCTTAGAAAATTTCTTACAGCACCAAGAACGCCAAAATATTTAAATAAAAAAGAATATAAACACTTAGTTGAAAGAAATAAAGAGATTTACATGTCAAGCTGTTGGTTTAAGAGTCACTGGTCTTTTGAAAAAGCAAAAGCATATTGTGCGAATCTTGTAAATGATACAAAAAGATATTTTATTTGTGGTCTTCCGTATCAAATTTCTATTAAAGAGGGATTATTATCCAAAGAACAGGTAGCAGATGAGATGTCAGAAGCTGATTTTTCAGAAATGGCTTGGGATATGGAAATGGGTTGCTTGTGGTATGGGGACAAAGAAGGAAGTTTGTTCTCTTACGAAGATACATCAAAAAATCGTTTGTTAAAAAGATGTGTATATCCTACTAATATATCAAAACTACTTGCTGATAAAACAGTTAAAATACCAGATTTAAAACCAAATGAACAAAGAATTATTTCAACTGACGTTGCCCTATTAGCTTCAAAAAAACAAAACAATGATGCATCTTCTATTTTTATAAACAGTGCTATTCCAACAAATAATCAAAAATATATTGGAAATATGATTTATACAGAAAATCACGAGGGATTAAATACTGATGAATTAGCATTAATAATTCGCAGATATTTTGAAATGTATAAATGTACATATATTGCTCTTGATGTAAAAGGTATTGGTTTGGGTGTATATGATTGTTTAATTAAAGATATGTATGATCCACTTACGGGAGAAACTTATTGTGCATTAAGTTGTTGTAATGATAAAGTGTATGCCGATCGTTGCAAAGTTCCAAACGCCCCTAAAGTAATATGGGCAATTCAAGCTACTGCACAATTTAATAATGACATGTATTTATCTTTAAGAGAAGGATTTAGGCAACATAAAATAAATTTATTAATTAATGAATTTGAAGCAGAGGAAATTCTAAAGGATATTCGTGGATATAATTCTTTAGAAATGAGTGATAAGACTCTATTACAGTTACCATATATACACACTACTCTGTTAATTAACGAATTAATCAATCTTGAATACGAATCGAAAGGTGTGAATATAAAGGTTTATGAAAAATCTGGTATGCGGAAAGATAGAGTTTCTAGTGTTGGTTATAATTATTGGGTTCAGTGTCAATTGGAAACAAAATTAAAGAAACCAACTCATAACAATTTCGACCCATCCCAAGCATTCCAAATTCGTCAGCCGAAATTACGAAAATATTAAAGAAGGAGGTGAAGTAACCATTGGCAGATACAATAAATCAGCCTGCTCAAAACAAGCAGAAAACACTTGAACAGATTGCGTTAGACCGTTATACAGAAATGGCTTTTGCTAATTTGAAGAAAAATATCATTCAAGACTTAATAAATAATCGTAATGAAAGTGTTATATATAAGAAGTATCCAAAAGAACGTGTTGTTCAAATGCTTGAAAATCCGCAAAAGCAAGAAAAGGCATTGCGTGAAATGAGCAATTTCTTATATATAGTAAGTTCTCATTATCGGCGGTTAATCAACTACTATGCAAAACTCCCTAAATTCAATTATACTGTCATTCCTACTAATCTTCCTTCTAAGATAAAGAAAACGGAATTTCGCAATACATATAATACAGTTTGTAATCTATTGAAGAAATATAATTTGAAGCAAGAGTGTTTTAAGATTATGCAATCAGTTTTTCGTGATGGTGTCTTTTATGGATTAACTTACGAAACAACTGATTCTTTTTATATACGACCATTCAATACAAACTTTGCAGAAATATCTTCTATCGAAGATGGTACGTTTGTAATGTCCATTGATTTGAATTACTTTTCAGATAAATTAGAGTTACTTCCTGAATATGGAAAGGAAATAGAAAACGCCTATTATGTTTACAGAGGCGACAAGAAAAAAGGTACAAAGGGGAATGCAAAGAAAAGATGGTTTGAACCCAGTAATGGTGTCTGCATAAAGGCAGACGAAGATGATCCGTTCTACTCTATTCCTATATTTACAGGATTGATTCTTGGTGTATTGGATATTGAGGATTATAAACTGCTAAAAAAGGCAAAGAAAGAAATTGACAATTATAAAGTATTGGCAATGAAAATGGACGTTGATGAAGAAGGCGTACCAAAAATGGACTATGATTTAGCTATTAAATATTATAAT